ACCATCTATCTGATTGAGAATGCTTACCTCTATGATGCTTCAGGCGTGAGCAGAGTTACTACCGATTCAAGCGGTACCGTTACAGCTCTGACCAAAACATCAGGTAAGAGGTTCTACAAATTTGAAGTACCTCGTGGAACTGCCAATACCGGCAACGGTATCACCAGCTCTATCGAGAATGGTACTTTCTTTTTTACTCACAGGGTGCAGTTCCCTATCAATGACAGGTCTGCCTCTACTCGTAACATCGTTACCACATTAGCTAAGAATCGCCTGACCTTCGTAACGAAGGAAGGAGACGGCTCTTTCCGTATGTATGGTAAAGAGTTCGGTCTCCAGCTGGAGACTACCGAAGCAGGTTCCGGAACAGCTTTGGCTGATCGTAACGGATACCTGATGACCTTCAGCTCGCAGGAGCGTGAGGACTTCCTGATCGTGCCAGCGAATATCGCTGCTACACTGGAAACTCCGGGTACTTAATAAAAGTAACTAACCAATGAAAAGCTCCTGCCTACTTACGGGTAGGGGCTTTTTCTATGATATGATTGTACTTACTAGAAACATAAATGCTCCGATAACCAATACCTTTGTATTGACGCTATCCGAGCATCAGGCGGCAGCGACAGCGTATTATCATTTTACCTTTATCCATCGGGTTACTCAGGATGAGGTGGATGTTTACTTGGAAAATATAAGTACAAAAAGTAACTTTCAGAAATTTCAGTTAGATTCTGATGAGTTCGATGATGTGGATTTAGGATATTACACATACGAGGCAAGGGCGGCTAATAGCACAGGTACAGCCATTGTCGGTGGGATATTGGAGACTGGTTACATGGTGCTGAAGGATTCAGAGACTTTTGCACCTACGAAATACGATGAGCAATCAAACCAATTTAAGACTTACAATGGATAATACATACAGGCACATAGTTCTGAATTTTGACACAGCGAAGCAGCCGAAGTTTGAGGAGAAGAAAGGTAAAGGATGGGTTGAATTTGGGGATGATAATAACTACCCGAAATACCTGCTGAATCTTTACAACGAATCACCCAAGCACGGGGCTATCGTTAAGAGCAAATCGCAGTATATCTACGGCAAAGGCTTTGAGGTTGCAGGGGTGGCTAATAGCATGGGCGAGACGTGGAATGACATCGTAAAAAAATGTATTAAGGATGATGAGCTTTATCGTGGCTACTATCTGCAAATCATTTGGAATAGGGGCAAGAAAATCAGCGATATATTTCACATCGATTTTCAGAAGGTAAGGGTGAGCAAGGATTCAGAGAAGTTTTACGTCAAAGATGATTGGACCGACTTCAGGGAAAAGCCTAGGGTTTACGAAAAATACAATCCTAACAATCCTGTCGGCTCTCAGATATTTTACTTTAAGGAGTACAATCCTGCTAGCGTGGTTTATCCGCTGCCTTCGTATTTTCAGGGGCTTAACATGATTGAATCCGATATTCAGGTAAGCAGGCATATCCTCGGAATGGCTAACCGCCAGTTCGTGGCTTCTAAGCTTATCCAGTTGAATAACGGAGACCCTATCGGGGAAGAGAATAAGGGCGAAGTGGAAAGGGCTTTGCTCAAAAAGTTCGGAGGGCATACCGGGCAGCAGGTGGTGATCATGTTCAATAAGAGCAAGGATAACGCTGCTGAGATAGCCGACCTCGGAACCACAAGTTTGACAAAAGAGGACTTTACTAATATTAATAACCTGATTCAGCAGGAGATTTTCGCCTGCCATCAGATCACCTCTGCGAGCTTATTCGGTATCGCTACTCCCGGGGCATTGGGCGAGCGTAACGCTATCCGTGATGCTTACGAGATATGGAACAATACCTACTGCAAGTATAGGCAGCAGGAATTTGACGAGACTTTTACGAAATTAAGGAACATGAAGGGCGAGGCTGGCGAGTTCAAATTGCAGCCGGTAGAGCCTCTTAAATTCGAGTTTTCCGAGGGGATTATGTCGGCTAACCTCACTCAGGATGAGATTCGTGAAATTATGGGCAGAGAGCCTCTAAATTCAAACGAAATAACGGCTGATGGTAATGTAGCGGTAACAGGTGAAAAGCCCGTAGAAACGCCTCTAATGACCTCAAACGATGCTTTGAGGAACTTAACAGGAAGGCAATACCAAAATGTAATGAGGATAGTCAGGAATTTCGGTAACGGAAAGCTGACAAAGGAGCAAGCCTCCCTGATGCTCAGGGCAGGATATGGGCTGTCGGATTCTGATATTAACGCTTTTTTGGGGGTGGATGATGACCCGGTAACCGATGACGAGATAAGCAAGTTCAACGATCAGGAAAATGACAGGCTTTACGATGCCTTCAATTCCTGCGGTGATGACTTCAGCGAGTTTGAGATTGTCAGGTCCATGCCTTTGGGGTTTAAGGATGAGGAATCCGTGAGCCAATTAGAGGCTAATATTCTAGGTATAATCGGCTCAGATAAGAGGGCAGACGTGGGAGGTATTGCTAAAGCTTTGGAGGTGCCGGTTGTCGATGTGGAGAATGCTCTGAAATCATTGGCTGACAGGAATATCTTATCCGTTAAGGAAATCAAGGTCGGACAGGATACTATCATAGAGCGTAAGATTATGAAGCCATTAGGTGAGCTAGAGGGTAAGCAGCCTAAGGAGGTAAGCGAGGTTTTTATCCGCTATACCTACGAGTGGAGGGTAACAGGCAACCTTGCCACTAGCCGACCATTCTGCCAAAAGCTGTATGAACTTTCAGCGCATAGAACTAACCCTTCTGCTGGAGGGCGGACATGGTCAATGACCGATATACAAAACCTTAGTCTAAGGCTAGGGTATTCCGTACTTGATAGGTGCGGAGGATGGTGGACAATGCCAAACGGAGACCGCTCTCCGCAATGCAGGCATCAATGGGTCGCTAATATCGTAACAAAAAAGAAATGAGTAAGAATATCCTTTTCATAACTGAGAGCCTGTTCAAAGAAAGGACAGGAGCTTCCACGGCAATCGATGGTAAGCAATTATTCCCGATGATTAAGGTTGCGCAGGATATTTATATCCAGCCATCCCTCGGCTCTACGCTTTACAATCGTTTGCAAAATGGTATCGATTCCGATAACCTGAATAATGACGAGAAGGCTCTAATAGATAATTTTATCACCGATACGCTGGTATGGTACACGATGTCCATGCTGCCTATGGTTATGGGTTATCAGCTATTCAGCAAGGGCTTCCTGCAAAAGACCAGCGAGGAAAGTAATCCTCCTGCTCAGAAGGATTTGGAGCTGATTGAGCAAAAGTACAAGGCTATGGCTGAGTTTTACTCCGCTAGGATGATAGCCTACTTGCAGGAGAACTATACTAAGTATTACGAGTATCTGAATCCGTCTTTAGGAGTGGATACTATCTTCCCGAAGGTTGACGCTTATACTTGCCCGATTTATTTGGGCAATCCAATGGAAAGAAGGAATCCGAGATACGTCAATTCATCCTCAGGCTACTCCGCTCCGCTGTATGTTTACTACACGGCAGCAGGAACGGTATCTACCTTTAATGTGCCTGAGCTGGTGAATAGGACCATGATCGCAGCCTTCAGGTCAGGATTGAATAAGATTATAACATTCAGCGCAACGGCTGATACCGGGTATCTGCAAATCAATAACGGACAGGTAACGCTACCGACAGGAGACTTAACCTCTCCCGGTGAGCTATTCACCTTCCTATACCGATAATATGAGTAAAGGATATAAAAGGGAATTCATCGACAAAGTAAAAGCTAAGTTTAATGACGTACAATCAGGTGGTAAAGGAGATCGAGGAAGTGCTGGACAATCATGCAATGATAAACACGGTGCTATTCGCAACTCCTGCGGAGTGGCTAAACCGCAATCAGGTTCCGACCTATCCGGTGGCAAGCTACGCCATTAATAGTGGATCATTGAATGTCGGCAGGGAGCAGATTTACCGGGTAGATTTATGGCTCTTAGATCAGTCAGGCAGAGAGGGAGAATTTGAAACGGAGGTTATCTCCGATATGCACGGAGCAGCCTATGACATCCTGAGCATCCTGCGCAAAGGTGGTAATTCATGGATTCTCAGTCCTCAAGTGGCATGGTTAGCGGTGAGTGAAAAGTTTGAGGACTATCTGAGTGGGGTTAAGATAACTTTCGATTTAACGGTAGTCAGGGATTACGGCTCCTGCGATACGCCAACTAATAGTTAATATGAAGCGGATACTTTACATATTTGGGCTGATTCTATTTACACAATTTGCAAAGGGGCAGGTGTACCAGTCCATGCCTCAGTATGGATATGGTCCTGTTAAGCGGATGGATATTGATAGCTCGCTTACTATCCCGACTACCTGCGGAGTGCCTACATTAAAAACCTACATAACAAAAAAAGCGGCTATCGCCTATGATTCCTGTAACAAGAGATTCTATTACTATGATCCTAAGCTTTTGGCATGGGATACCATTAAGGGCGGTGGCGGCTCTAGTATAGACACTACAAGTCTAAGCAATCGGATTAACGATAAAATT